GATGCTGGTTCCAGTAAGTCAGTCAAATAAAATTAACATATTATTACTAGGAGTTTTTATGGCAATACTATCAAAAGCAGGGGCAAACCCTGGTGTATTGTCGTATCCGCCAGAAGATAATATGGGAATAGATAATTTATATAAAGCTTTTAGTGGCGCAGAAACAGAAGCCTTTGATAATCCCTGGATAAGAACTACATTTAGGGAGGCTGAAGGAGGCTCGACTGCATTTGGTCCTGTGCAATTAACTGGAAATTTAGTAAAGAACTATTTATTAAATAAACCAGAAATAATTGAAGATAAAGATTTTGCTAATAGATACTTAATGAATGCTAGAAAGTTTGCAGAACATGGCAATAACAAGGGTAAAATACCTCACTTTAATCCAGACTATGATTACGGCGGACAAGGTGGTATGACTACTGAAACTGATCAGGAAGGATACTCAAAATTATCTAAAGCAATTATGAATGATTTATGGGCTAAAGCCAAAACAACAGATAAACCCCTCGAAAATATGATTAAGTATTGGAGATGGGGAGAAGGTTCGGACAAATCAAGAGATGATGATCCAGAATACTTTAAACGATTTTTTAAACATTTAGGAGAGTAACATGGAGAGTGTAATAGGTTTTATTATATTCGCAGCAGTGGCAGGTTTTGCATTTAGAAAGAAATTGGTACCTTTATATAATAAATATCTTGGAACCAAAAAATAAATAACTAACTTTTTAATACTAAAAGTTATAGAAAGAAGGGGCGGAGGCTTAGGAGGCTAAACTGGAGATTTTTTAATTAGAAGGAGTAAATATGTTAGAGAAAATAAAAAACGGTGCTGATGGTGCAATAGATGTTGGTATTAAGTTAATTAGCTTGTCGATTGTATTGCAAGTTATATTTGGTAGTAAAGTGGCATTCCTAACTGGGGATGTAATTGGTTCTATACTTGATATAGTCTGGACTTTGGGTAACGCGGGACTAGCGGGCATTATCGCTGCTGGTATCATCTGGAAGTTACTTGACAAGGATATAACGAGTGAGTTATCCAAGTAACACAAAATAAAAGTGGAGAAGAAAAAATAACTTAAAACTTGGGTCCCTCCGAATGGTGACGGTTGGCATCAGCCTGAGTAACCAACCACCTAATTTAAAACTACTATCATATGAGCTGGAGGGTAATTATGGATAAGGGTAGCAAAGAATATAAATTAAAGTTAGCGAAAGAAATAGAAATACGCAAAGCTATTGCTAAGAAAAAGAAAGATTTAAGATATAAAAGTGACTTTAAAAAGTTTTCAGGGGATCGATTAAAGATCATTACTAAAGACGCCGCGCAGGGTTATATACCTTTTAAGTTTAATCAGGCGCAACAAAAAATACATAAAGCTGTTGAAAAGCAGTTAAAAGAGAAAGGTAGGGTAAGGGTAATAATTCTTAAAGCTCGTCAGCAAGGTATATCTACATATACAGCTGGAAGAGTATTTTGGAAGACCTTATATACCCCATATACCCGATCAGTGGTATTAGCTCATGATAGCGCAACATCTGACGCACTATTTACAATGAGTAAACAATTTATTGAAAGAATGCCAGATGATACAGCTCCTGAATTAGTTAAATCTAATGCGAAAGAAATTAAGTTCGCGCATAATGACTCAGGATTTAGATTGTATACAGCTGGCTCGCCCGAAGCTGGGCGGGGCACAACTCCAACAATTTTACATTGTTCTGAAGTAGCATTTTGGCAAAATCAAGAGAAAATCTTAGCTGGCCTATTTCAGGGGGTTTCTAGTGCTGATGGCACTGAAATAATTCTAGAATCTACAGCTAATGGCGCTACTGGTTCTTTCTATGAAATGTGGAAGAAAGCAGAGCAAGGTTTAAATGATTATGTTCCAGTATTTTTACCTTGGTATATGACATTAGAATATACTATGGAAGCTTCTGAAAATTTCGTACGAACTAAGGAAGAGGAAGCATTGGCTGAATTATATAATTTAACTAATGACCAACTTTATTGGAGAAGAATGAAGATTGGTGAATCCGGTGCAACAAAGTTTGCCCAGGAATACCCCGCGACTTCTGAAGAAGCATTCCAGGTATCAGGGGCTAATGTATTTGATATTGAAAAGATTGAAAAATTAAAAATTGAATCTGCTACAAGCATAAGAAGTTTTAATTCTAAGATGATGTCTTGGGATGATCAGAGAGAAGGGCACCTTGAAATATGGGAGGCCCCTAGTTTCAAAGAGAAATATATTATTGGGGCTGATGTTGCTCTCGGAGTAGGGCAAGATTATAGTGCTGCTGTAGTTATGAACTCAAAGAGAAAAGTCGTTGGTTTATATCGTAATAATAGAATAGACCCTTCTGCTTTTGGCAAAGAATTATTTTATTTAGGACGCTATTTCAATAATGCACTTTTGGCTGTTGAATCTAATTCAATGGGTGTAGCTACTCTTCAGAAGCTGAAAGATATGAATTACGTTAATATGTACTTTCAAACAAAGATTGCTAATATATCAAATGAAGAGGGGATAAGACTAGGCTTTAGAACAACTAGCGCATCCAAACCTGCTATCATAGGCAACTTAAAGAATTGGTTATTTGAAGAAGAGTTAGATATTAAATCTTCGGTAATTATTCAAGAATTAAAAGATTACTTATCTGATGATAGGGGCACAACTGGCGCAAGTCCCGGATGTTTAGATGACTCAGTAATGGCTTTAGCTATTGCTTGCGAAGTTTATCGAACACATATTGATAAGTTAACAAATGATAGAATAGGATTTGGTAATATGTATATACCGGAAACTAATAACAATTGGATTTAGGAGACACTATGTCGAAAAATATTAATAAAATAACAGATGAAGAGCTGACGGGTCTCATTAATGATGCTATTCATCAGTCAGTAGGCTCATTCTCTGATGGTTCTGAAATATCAGAAGCAAGAGAAGAAGCTATTGATTACTACACCCAACAACCAAGGGGTAGGTTAGCGCCAATGGGAGTTTCTAAAGTTGTATCATCAGATACTGTAGAAATTGTAGATTCGTATCTAGCAGTTATTTCAGAATTGATGTTAAGCAACGGTAAAATAGCTAAATTTAACCCAATGGACCCAACGCAGTCTAAAGCTGCAGGCATAGCTTCCGATATTACTAATCATTGTATCTTTGTTAAGAATAATGGTTGGGTAGAACTAAACACGTGGATTAAGAGTGCTTTGCTATTTAAGAATGCAACTATTCGCTGGAAGTGGGTAGAATCTTCTGAATACAAAGTAGAGGAATACGAGAATATAACTACGGAACAACTCGATATTATTACGGCAGAAGAAGATGTCGAAATAATTGAGTTAAATACTGCATCAGAAATAATTGAAGGTGAAGAAGTTGAATATTATAAGTTAGCTAAAATTAGACGCAAGGTAGATACGTCCAAAATAGAATTAGAAAATATTCCACCCGAATCTTTTATGATTAATCGAACAGCTACCTCAATAGCTAATTCTACATTCGTAGGAATCCAAACCGAAGTGTCCTTATCTGATCTTCGCACACAAGGATTTGATGTGCCAGATGACTTAGCGACAGAAGGCTCGGAATCTTTTGCGGGTCTTAAGGGTAATTATGGGGAAAGCGCTAGCAGACAATCAGTAAATAGTGTCTGGGTAGGTGAAGAGGAAGATATTTTAGGCACGGCTAATAGGGAAATTACTGTTAACGAAGTCTGGATGAAGATTGACAGAGATGGCGATGGTATCGCTGAGTTGAAGAGGCTAATAGTGGCTGGTGATGAGATTTTATTAGAAGAGTATGCTGATGGCATACCTTTGGCTAATTTAAATCCTATCGAGATTCCATACGCCTTTTACGGGTTGTCTATAGCAGACGTAACTCGATCAGCTACAGAGATTAAAACGGCTATTACTCGAGGTATGGTAGAAAATGTATACTTGACAAATTATGGTCGAGTTCTTGCAGATCCCAACACGGTGGATTTCCGTGCACTTCAGAGCCCCGAACCTCACCAGATTATCCCTACTAATGGTAGTCCTGTTGCAGCAGTGCAACCGATTACCCCGGATTCTCTGTCACCTTCGACGTTCTCCTTGTTAGAATTTA